GTTCTTGATCCTGCAACTTTTGAACCAGTAGTTTCGTTCATGACAAGATATGGTTATGTAGAGTTAACAAACACTGCATCATCTCTTGGTAATGCGGCTGACTACTTGGGTAAAGTTGCTGTTACATCAGCGAACCTACGTTTTGCGTAAGCATTAACACTTTATTGTGTATTAAAAGGGCGGCATTTATGTCGCCCTTTTTTTATGACTTGACAATCTGCCAAAAAGAGTGTTAAATATTAGTATGGACGAAATAACAAGTCATGAAGATTTCAATAAAATAAGAGACCAATTGGATAAGTGGAAAAAACGGTTTCCTATGTTCAGTCATGATGTTAGAAGAATTCAAGACGCAATTGAAGTCCATATGAAAAACTATATGGACCATCTTATAAAATACAAGCAAACAAAAAGCAATCATTGCATTGATAGGGCACAAGAAGAATTAGACAAAATAAACGGCCTGCTTAACACCATAAGTAAGGTAGAACTTATGGCTTTACTGTCTAAAGGATAAATACTTATGTCAGATAGTGTGCCACCAAGGTGGTGGACTTATGGGGAACCAACCCCGTAGCGGCTAGAACCCGCATCGGACTTCTAACAAAGGAGAAAACAAATGGGAAGACCACTTAGAAAAGATGTAAACGGTGTAGACGCAATCGGTATACCTACCGGTGCTGCTACAGGTATTACTTGTGAGTTTTACAGAGGCTCACTACAAACAGATGGAATTATCATCAAGCAAAGAGGATCAGACAGTTTTACTGTAACTAGAGTTGGAGAAGCATCAACTACTTCAACATACAGAATCTGCACTCTACAATCAACTCAGCCAAACGCAGAAGGTGAAATGAGAATACAAGGTTCCACAACAGGTAATCTTGATGCGGATCTAGTGGCAATCGCTAAAATTACGAAGCGTGTTGCTACTGACTTTTCTGGAAACAAATATACTTGGTATCTAGAAAACGATTCATCAGCAGACTACATTGTTCTAACACCACTGTCATAATAAGGTATTAGACTATGGCTGAGTTTTTACAGACAAACGGTGATTACACGGTAAAGACGCAATCGGGAGGAAGAATTACTCTCGATGTAGGACCTCCTAGTGCTGGCGGTTATGTTACCGTAACTTCAAATCTTATTGTTGAAGGTGATACACTTACTGTAGAGGCTGAAAACTTAAATGTTAAGGATAACATTATCCAACTTAACTTTGGTGAAACGGGAGCAGGTGTTTCTCTAAGATATGCAGGTTTGCAAATTCAAAGAGGATCAGAGCTCCCGGCTTCATTCTTTTGGGACGAAAATGATGATTCATTTAACCTAGCACTGGGTTCTCCGGAAGGAGTCTTTAACTGGGCAAATTCTACTCTACGACTTAAGAAAATCACAACAGATACAGCAAGTCCTGATTTAGAATTAATCGGTTATGGCGAAGGAGTTATTACGGTAACTGGAACCAACAACTATGAGAATCAAGTTACTGATGATGATGACATTCCTAACAAGAAATATGTTGATGATTCAATTAGAGATAATCCAACATTCCAAATCGTTGATGACAATACAAGAGTAATTGTTACTGATAAGGAAGTTTCGGGTTCGTTGGACTATCTTATCGATAACACGGGTTACAGCACATTTGGTGAAAGTGCTATTTCGGTATTGATAGATGGAAATTTAAACAGCCAATTCTTTTACAATAGAGCGGTAATACAAGGATTGGAGTTTAATCAAAACGAACCAAATGCACCTGCAATTACAGTTAACAATACTAACGATAGCATATACTTACAGACAAATGGAACTGGTAAGTTAAGAACAAACTATGCACTACAGTTAGAAGAAATTGCTGTTGATCCAGCATATGTTGAAGGGTCAACAATAACTTATGCTAAGGAACCAGGTCTTGGTAAGACTGGTTTGTATTTTAGAAATTCAGATAACGAAACAGATGAATTGATAAGTAAAAATAAAGCACTGCTGTATAGCATGATATTTTAAGGGAAAACAATGATTACGAGTGAACAATTAACAACTACAGCGATAACACAAGTATTTACTGCTTCAACTACAGGAGCACCGATTGGTGGTGCTGTAACTGGTCAGACAACTGCTGTTACTACAATTGTTCTGTGTAACACTGGAACTGTAACTATTACTGACGAATCTGTTAATAGAACGGCGGTTGATATTTACTTGGTAAGAAACGGTATCAGTCCATCCGCGGCAAATCAAATTGTTTCTAATTTAACAATACCCGCAGGCGAAACAGTATTTTTCAGCGATGAAAAAATTATCCTTGACAGCGGAGATGAAATCCACGTTAAGGCAGACGATGCTAATTTAATTACAGTTACAGTTAGTTCGTTACCAGTATAAGGAAAGTAGATGAAATTTTTAAAATCACAAAATACATCGCGCTACAGTCCAAGTGATAATTCATTTCTAATAAATCCATACGGCAGAGCAGTAATGGATTTTAATGGTGCGGTCATGTTACCAAAAGGAACAACTGCACAGCGTCCGCAATTGTCGGGCAACAGACAACCAACTGATGCAAATGGTTACATAAGATTTAATACAACAACAAAATCATTTGAAGGATACATTGATAACGGTGTAACGGCAAGATGGGAAACTATCAGAGCACCAGGAAGCGCAACCATATCGATTGAAACTTTTGGTCCAGGTGATGCAGTGGACACAATCTTTGGTCCTCTTGCTAATGTTCCTGCAAGTGCAAACAATGTTATTGTGCTTGTTGAAAACGTTATGCAAATTCCCACAACAAACTTTACACTAAATCAAAACCCAAGTTCAACAGGAACAGGACAGGAAGTTGCATCCGGAAGTTTTGTTACTAGCACTGAATATATTATAACAGCAACAGGATCAACAGATTTTGTGAGTGAGCATGGCGCGGCAGATAACAATCCAGGAACTACATTTACGGCAAGTGGAGCAGGAACTCCTGACGCAACAGGACTTGCAAGACCAACTGGATGGTATTTGACCTTTACATCTGCTGTTCCTTATGATAAGAATGTTACAGTATTCTTCGGTTTTGCAAACTAAGGAGTAGACCGTGGCACAATTGGGGCGAATAGGCGGACATCTTTTAAACGCCAACTTAAATAGAAATGGTGTTGATCTTTCTTTCAAGAATACAACATTTGATTCTACTCCAATCCTCTTTTTAGATGTTAACAATGGTAGAGTTGGTATCAAGACTGATTCTCCAGTCTTTGATCTTGACATAAATTCAGATTTTAGAACTGATGTTGCACAGGCAACAAGCCAAGCAAAAATAGATAATATTGTTGCACAGGCAAACGGAACATTCACTACACTAGTTGGACCAATCAATATCATGCCACAGACGGCAGGATCATACATCAATCTCGAAAGAATGAGATCGGATGATTTAGAATTTAATGATAATACCATAAGTGGTCTAAACTCAAACCAAAGCATTGAACTAATGCCTAGTGGAACTGGTAGGGTTGATGTTGTTGCTAATACCGAAGTAAATGGAAATTTATATGTAACAGGAAACATTACCATTGACGGTAATCTTTCTGGATACAACAGAATTTATTTGGGTGACGAATTATACAATCCTGATACCAATAGTGGTGATACTATAGAAATTGCTCCTGACTTTTCTCAATCTATAATTCCAGGAGACGATAATACATATGATCTAGGAACGTCAACCATAGTTGATAGTTCTTCGAGAAGATGGGGAACTGCATACGTAACGGATAATCTAGTAAACACTGATAGACCTTTACCAAATGCTGTTCGCGTTAGTGATCAATTACAGTTGGATGGTGTTGCTAATGAAATCTTTGCAATGCAATCCAATGATGATGTTATATTGGCACCGGATACGGGAATTAACTACATTGAAAGCACTAGGTGGAGAGAAATTACTGCATCAAGTTCCAGTGCAAGCATTACAGGAAATACACTAACAGTTGGTGGAACAATTACAGGAAGTTTTATTCCTGGTATGCAATTAACTGGTGTTGGAATTACAGCAGGAACTATTATCACGGGAACGTCAACAGGAAGTGATAGTTCAGGAACATACACGGTAAATCTTACCTATGATGGCGCAGGATCTAATCCATCTCCCACAGGAACGATTACAATTACAGGTGCGGTTGATGTAATTGAAAATCTAACGGACATTGGAGGAGCAAAACGCTTCGATCCAGAAACACCACTAACATTTACTTCAACAGGAATAGGCTATCTAAGATTCATGGGAGATAACGCTTTCGTTATTCCCGCAGGAACGGATGCTGAAAGACCCGCTAGACCAGAATTGGGTGATACTAGATGGAACACGGATTTAGAATATCTAGAAGCATTTGCTGGAAGAATTAACATTGTAACAGCATTAGGAAACGTAAGCGGATTGGTTGATCAAAGCCAAACTGGCTTATCGGGACCGGTCACCGAAGGCGAAGGAAAAAATGCAGCATTTACAATAACAATAACATCCGGAGCCATAGCAAGCATTGTCATAACTAATCAGGGCCAGGAATACATTGCCGGAGATACTATAACAATATCAGGCACAAACTTTACGGGCGGAGCAAGTCCAGCCAATGATATTACGGTAACGGTTGGTGCCCAAACTGACGATGGATACTTGATTGCAACTGGTGGCGGTGCTGAAGTAGACATAGAATTAATGGAAGATTTAGGCGACGCATACAGCCTAATACTTGGCTAATTTACTCTTTTTGCTAAATACTATTGTTAACGTGGACCAACGTTAATCTTTTACTGTGGTCAACTCGCAATGTAAGGTAGTTGGAGGGACAGGATCCCCGTGTATAAGGAGAGCAAATGGCAATTGGTCGTATAAGTGGGCCGCTCTTAAAGGCAAATCTCGTTCGAGATAATGTTGATTTGTCCTTTAGAAATGGAGCAAGTGACCCAGATATTCTGTATATTGATGTAAACAATGCTCGCATTGGTGTAAACACATCATCTCCTAGCACGGATTTAGAAGTAAACGGAACTGCCCGAGCAACAACGCTCACAGTAGACAATCAAGTAGATGTTGGTAATTTACACATTACTGGCAACACAATTTCAAGCGATCTAAACACTATTTCTTTTGTTCCATCAGGTGCTGATCCTGTGGTTTATCACAGCAAACTTTATGTTGATGATTTGTCAATTGAAGGTAACACAATTTCAACACTAAACTCAAATGCTAGTTTAGAAATTAGACCAAACGGCGCAGGAAAATTAGAAGTATTTGCAAACACAGACATAACTGGTGATTTATATGTCACTGGAAATGTAGTAGCAGATGGCGATGTAACCATAGGTGGTAACATTACTATTGGTGATGCACTAACAGATGAAATTGTAATTAATGCTGCTATCAAGAGTGATCTTATTCCGGAACAGGATAACACATTTGATTTGGGTAGTTCTTCTTTTAGATGGCAGGCACTTTATGTAAATCAATTATACACGGACATACTAAATGTTTCAACACTCGATGTTGGTGATTTAATGTTCCGTGATAACGAAATTACAACAACAACCGGACAGGATTTATACATTGATGGAAACGGTTCGGGTGGTGTAAGATTAGGTAATTTTAAAATAACTGACAACGTTATTGAAAACGTTTCAAGCGGAGCGATTACACAAATTACTCAGACAGGAAACGGTTATTTTAAGATTGACACAACAAATGGATTTGTTCCTCCAAGAGGAACTGATGCACAAAGACCGAGTGCGTATGCGGTGCTTGGTATGACACGATATAACACAACTTCTAAGGCATTAGAAGTATGGGATGGATCAGCCTGGGCGTCACCTGCGGGTGCTACTGGTGCTGTTTCGGAACTTGTAGCAAATGATATTGCGGCTTCATTTGCATTAATGTTAGGATAAAGATATGCCAACGGTATTTAAACAAGAAGTAGTAACAAACATAGGAACAACACCAGTTGATGTTTTACAGATTGGTGAAGGTGTTAGAGCAACAGTGGTAGGTTGTAATCTTTCAAATACATCAGATTATGACATGGTAATTGCAAACTTATATGTGATTGATGAAAATTCAACACAGGGTAACTATGCAAGACAAATTCCAATTCCGCCAGGCTCGAGTGCAAAAGTTATTACCAATGGCGAAAGACTGATTCTTCCGGCAACCGCAGGCCTAAGATTGGTCACTGATACTGATGATAGTATTGATGCAACAATAAGTTACGTTGAGATATCATAAGGAGATATAGATGGCAACAACATATTATTTTGGACAAGACGCAGAAAACGCACTAGGCGATAGTCCTCGCTATCTGTATCTAGTTAGAAGAAATGACGACGGTGAATTATTTTTAAGACGTGTTGATAACATCGTTGACAAGGACAGCATTGACATTAACCTACCTGGTCCACCAAATGAAACATTTGAAGATTTTGAATCAGGTATTGACTACTTTGATGGTGTAAGAGCGGATCATGAAAAAGAATACGAAAACATGTATTACACCCAATATAGATGGGATGGCAGAAGCATGCTCTACTATGTTGATAGCCAAGGAATGTTAGTGGAAAGAATTAATCAAGGTTACGAATACCCAACAGGGACTTCAAGTTAGGATAAATTATGGCAGAGTTTAAGATAAGCAGACTTAGATACACTTGGCGACAAGGATGGCAAACTTCACGTGATTATAACAAGGATGACGTAGTAGAATATGCAGGTAACAGTTACATCTGCGTAAGACAGCACACATCCGGCGCATTTGCAAACGACCAAACCTATCTAGCAAATCCAGGAGATTCTGCACCAACACCTGCTTGGTTAAAAATGACCGATGGTCGAAAATGGACTGGAGAGTGGACATCAGACACTCCAATTGGTGCTGGTGAATTAATATTATATGGTGGTGTTGTTTATATTTGTATTGAAAACCACCAGAGTGGAACAACGTTCCTTGAAAATGCAAATAAATTTGCTGTTTATGTTTCCTTGTATGATTGGACCAGCGATTGGCAGCCTACAACAAGATACGGTGTGGGAGATTTGGTAAGATATGGTGGTAACATCTACATCGCAATTGCTGAACATACTTCAGGAACTACTGAACAGGGTATTGAGATTGGTAACAATGACTCACTAGAAGATAGTAGTGGTGAGTTATGGGAAGTATTCAACGAAGGTATTAGATATACAGGCGAATGGGCACAGGGAACACGCTATAGACTAAATGATTTGGTCAAGTATGGCGGTAGTATTCTAAGAGTATTCACAGGACACACGGCTGGTGTTTCAATTGACTCTGCTTTTTGTAACGTAGAATTTCCAGGAAATAGATTTGCAGGCATGTGGATGTCAACATCATACTATGCTGTAGGTGATGTCGTTAGACACGGTGGTAAGATTTATAGAGCAAATACAAATAATACAAATGTAAATCCTGCAACATCATTATACGATCAACCATCTCCAAGAACTGAATGGAGCCTGATTGTAAATGGAATTAATCTTGCAGGAGAATGGGCACCTGACACAACTTACAAGACTGGTGATGTTGTATACAGAGGCGGATATCTATACGTAGCGAAGGTTGATACAATTACGGCATCTGATGGTAGCACACTTGATTATCTAGATACGAGTAACTGGGAAATTTTCCTACCAGGCGATGATTATGCTGGATCATGGACACAAGGTGTCATGTATGCATTGGGTGATCTAGTATTGTTCAAGGGCGGCTTGTGGAGATGCACAACACAGCACATTGCAAGCGATCAAAACTTTCCGGGTGATAACGGAAGCGGATACGAATATTGGGAAGTTGTAATTCAAGCAGGCGACGGTGTGGGTTTAAGTTCACCAGGCGACCTATTAACATACAATCTTTCAAGAACGCTCGCAGGAGACGGATCTACTCTTGGTGAAACTAGCATACCAATTGGTAATCAGGACGAACTGCTTAAGATACAGGCAGACGAACAGATCGGTTACGAAACATTTGGTGGAACACCTAAATTTATTTTTGTTGCTACCAATGGTATTGACGATAACGATCCTAGAAGAGGTATTGACGAATTTAAACCCTTCAAGACAATTAAGTATGCAACTGAATATGTGAGAGATCAGGCTGAACCTAATCTATATAGAATTAAGGTAGCAACTGGTGAATACAAGGAAATACTTCCAATAGTGATTCCAGCAGGCGTTGCCATTACTGGTGACGAACTAAGATCAACTACTGTTAAACCAAATGAAGCGGATGCAAGCCTAAGCGGTGACAGAACTTATAATACGGAAGCACTGAATCATCTTGCAACAATCATTGACCCCATTCTAAATTTAACAAATATAACTCCTTCTGCAGGAAATGAACAAACACAGGTTACAACATTCGAAGGAGATGCATTGGGCGGATTGGGAACTCCAGTAGCAAGCGATAAGATTTCATACATTGCGGACCTAATTGACGATGCAAAACAATACATTGACTTTTATCTAGCAAGTGATGGAACTGATCCTACAGTTACGGGAACAAACGTTGACAACTACAATGCGGATCTAAATGTTGATGCACAGGAATACATGAACATCAAGACAATCCTGGAAGCAAACAGAGAATTTATTGCTGAAGAAATTGCACGCTATCTAGTTGAGCAATATGAGGATTATACTGGTAACACTGTCGATCTAAAAAGAAGAATTAGAGGTTATGTTAACGCATTCATCTATGACACAAGATACACAAGTAACTACAGAACACTTCTAGAAGCAAGATACTATAAAAATGAAGTTAATGGTTCCAAGTTAGACGACATGTTCTATTGTAGAGATGCAACTGGCGTAAGAGACATGTCAACAAAAGGATTGAGCGGAACGCTAAATCCACCAGAAGCATACGAATTATACAGAAGACCAACGGGAGGAGCATTTGTATCTCTTGATCCAGGTTGGGGTCCAGATCACGAAGAAGTATGGATTACCACACGTTCTCCATACATTCAGAACGTTACCACGTTTGGTGATAACTGTGTAGGACAAAAAATTGACGGTGCACTGCATAACGGTGGTAACAAATCAATAGTTTCAAATGACTTTACACAGGTCATATCCGATGGTATCGGTGCATGGGTATTGAACAACGGTAGAGCAGAACTTGTATCAGTGTTTACCTATTATGCACAGATAGGTATGTTTGCAGAAAGAGGCGGAATCATTCGTGCTACGAACGGTAACTCATCATATGGTGACTTTGGAACTCTTGCTGATGGTAATGATCCTACGGAAACTCCTGCATATGCAGAGGTCAATAACAGAGTTGGACAGGCAACAGTCGAAGCAGCATTTTCCGGAGAAGTCAGCGATGAAATTCTAATACTGGAATATAGAAATGCAGGCGGAAATTATTCATATGCTGATTATACGTTTACAGGTGCTGGTGTAGATGCATCTGCGATGCATGAAGAAACAAGAGACGATGCACTTTCCGAAGCACTCATAAAAAATCCTCCGGGAGATACTGGTGCTACCGAAGGCGGCTTGGGTTACTTCTTGGACGGTAATAATCTACAGAGTGGAACAACCACTACCGCAACACTGGCAACTGCTGATGATAATGACGAAGAAGATTTATTGGGTTTAAGAATTATTTTAACCAGTGGACAGGGAGCAGGACAGTATGGTTATGTAACGGCATACAATCCAGCAACCAAAGTATTAAATGTTAGCAAGGAATCAGATGATACTCCTGGTTGGGATCATATCATTCCTGGAACACCTATTAAAGAAATTCTATTAACTGACAACACATATAGATTTGAACCAAGAGTAACATTTAGCCATCCAGGATACACATCAGGAATTCTAAATTTACAAACAAATGCAAATTACAGTGCCGTTGTTTATGGAGAAACTAGAGAAATTTACAACAGTATCCAGGGCCAGGCTGGAACGGGCGATGTTGCAGAAGACGTAACACCAGCCGCTGCTGAATTTACCGTTGAAAAGGTTGGCAGAGAATACACAGTAACAATTCAAAACGGTGGTGCGGGATACGAAGCAGGACAGATATTGACACTCACAGGTTCAAGCATGGGCGGTGTTGATGGAGAAAACGATATAACGGTTAACGTTCTTGAAACATCAGAGGACAGCACCAATCAAATTACGGCAATCAGAGCAAGTGGTATTGCCACAAGTGGTAGATATGTTGCAGTTACAAGTGATAGTAGTCATGTAGCATATTCGGAAGATGCCAACAATTGGCTATCGACTACACTTCCTGATGCAGGAAATTGGGTCAGCCTAGCAGCAGGCGGAACCTATTTTGTTGCCATAAGAAAGGACAGCGACAGAGCAGCATATTCAAGAGATGGATTAAATTGGATTGATGTTGCGATGCCTGGAAATTCAAGTTGGGAAAGCGTAACCTATGGTAAATCAACAACTGGTGCGGGCGTATTCCTTGCAGTTTCAAGCACTGGCGATGAGGGTGCATACAGCACGGACGGTGGAGCAACTTGGTCTGCAACCACACTGCCTGATATAGGCGATTCAACGGTTAACAACTGGGTTGATGTTGCATACGGTCAGGGAAGATTCATTGCATTGGCAAACTCTGGTAACAATACGGCACACGGTGAATATAACAGCGTTACGAATACATGGTCATGGCAGGGCCAGCTCATGGATGTGATTGCTGACAGTTCGCAGAGAGATTGGTCATCGATTGCCTACGGAAACAACAGATTCATCGCAGTATCCACACAGGGTGATGTTTCAATCTCCCTAGACAGAGGAGATAGTTGGATAACAGGAACGGCACTTCCTACACAGGATGGTTCAACTGCCCACTATTGGAAACAGATTAGATATGGACAGGGCGTGTTCATTGCCATTGGTGATACGGGCGGAAGAGATATATTTGCTGACGCAACAGGAGGTCCTTCAACGTTTGCCACTTCAACCGAGGACGGAGTCCTTTGGACTGAACGAGCAATGCCTGAAGCATTAAATTGGACTGCTGTAGGATTTGGTAATCCAGATATATCAATAGGAGACTCAACAACACAATCTAACAGCACAGGCATTTGGGTGGCAGTTGCCACAAGCCAAAACGGTGCCAAGATTGAAACTGGATGCCGTGCCAAAGGTAGAGCATGGGTAGAATCAGGAAGCATCAAACACATTAGACTGTGGGATGTTGGTAGCGGTTATGCAGGAGGCATTCCAACGATAACAATTACGGATCCTAACAATACTGCTGACGCATACATAGAAATGAGAATGGATGACAGAGTATTGGGCCAACCGGGATGGAGAAACAGAGGTTCTGGATATAGAACATCGTCAACTACCGTAACAGTTGTTGGAGATGGTTATGCTGATGAAATTCCAGAAGGTAAGTTTGTGTATGTGAGCGGTTTGGCAACCATTCCTGGTCCTGGATCACAGTTTAGATTTAGAGGTGAGGAAGACTTCTATACTGTTCAAGCCGGAACGCTTGAAAGCACACAGATAGATGGAACTCTAACAGGAAGATTTAGAATGACACCTGAGTTTGATTTGAACTACTTCTTGGAGCATACTTCACAGGTAGAAATTAGAGAAAGATATTCTCAGGTTAGAATTACAGGACACGATTTCCTAGATGTAGGAACGGGTAACTTTGTGGAAACAAACTATCCAACTTTATATTCATCTGGTAACTTCTTTAACAGCGCACCAGAAAATGAGATCGTGGAATTAAACGGTGGTAGAGTGTTCTACACAGCAACAGACCAAAACGGTAACTTCCGTTGCGGTGAATTATTTGCTGTTGAACAGGCCACTGGTATTGTAACAATCAGTGCTGACTTCTTTGACCTACAGGGTCTAACAGAATTAGCATTGGGTGGAGTTAGACTTGGTGGTAGTGGAGCAGTTGTTAGAGAATTCTCAACAGATCCACTGTTTACACAGGATTCTAACAATGTTGTTCCTACACAACGAGCAATTAAATCTTACTTACAGAATAGATTGAACGTTGGTGGAGCGGATCTATTAACGGCCAACTTTGTTGCTGGTGTAATTAAGGTAGGACCTTCGGAAATAAGCAACGTTGCTGGCACTAAAATCAGTTTCCCTGTTAGGGTCGACTTTGTGGGAGACCAAGCAGGTGCAAGTGGTCATTGGATCGCTGAATCACTGTTCTATAAAGGAATGAAAGGGTAAAGGAGTGACTATAATGACTAACATTGATAAATACTACATAACAAACGGATATCAAAATGGCAGAATTTAAACTAGGTAGAATTAGATTTGTATGGAAGGGAGAATGGACTCCTTCCACTGTTTACTACGTCGATGACGTTATTAGATTTGGTGGTAAAACATACATATGTGCTGTTGGTCACACTTCAGACGCAGATTTTAACACGGATTTACAATACAGTCCAAGCAAATGGAGCCAAATGACAGATGGCCAAGTATGGACTGGAGATTGGAACACATCAACTTCTTATAAAATTGGAGACATTGTTAAGTATGGCGGTTTGTTATATATTGCCAATTTGGGCCATACGTCAAATGCTTCAAGCGAATCAGGCGCACCGGGTGCAGAAACTACCACTGGACTGGAAGCGGATTACGCAAAATGGGATTTGTTTGCAGAAGGTATTGAATACAAGGGCGATTGGGCTACAACAACTAGATATAAAACTAATGATGTAGTCAAGTATGGCGGTATTTCATACATTGCAACTTCAGGACACACTTCACAAGCAACAACATCAGCAGGTCTTGAAGCAGATACAGCATACTGGGATGAATTCCAACAGGGATTAGACTACAAGGGTGCTTGGGTAACTGCAACTAGATACAAAGTTAATGATGTTGTAAAAGAAGGCGCTTCACTTTACATTGCTGCTACAGCACACACAGCGGCAGCAGATTTTAATACTGACTACACAGGTGGTGAGTGGACTAAATTTGTTGAAGGTTTTGAAAATGAAGGTGATTGGGCATCAGGAACTACATACCAGATAGGTGATATTGTATCATATGGTGGTAATCAATATGTTGCAAAAACAGTAAGCACTGGTGCAGTTCCTACTACTTCAGCATCGGATTGGGATCTATTTTCTAAGAATTTTAATTTCCAATCGGATTGGGATATTTCAACAGATTACAAAATCGGTGATGCTGTTAGAATGGGTGGATATACCTACAGAGCAAAACTTGATAGCGCATCTGAATCCATTACAATTACAGCAACTGACAATGCAACGGGTAACTTTACAACAAGTGACACATCATCGCTTGTAGCAAACGCACAGATTATCTTTAGTGGGACTACATTTGGTAATGTGTTTGCGGGTGCATCATACTACATCAAGAGCATTGTAGACGGAACAAACTTTACTATTTCAACACAGCCAGGCGGAACTGCATTTTCACCAACCACAGCAAGTGGTTCGATGACAGGAATTACGGCAGTTGCTCCTCCAAATACATCTTACTGGGACAAATTAAACAGTGGTATCAATTGGAGAGGCGAATGGCAGGATGACGTAGAATACATTCTAGGCGATACAGTAAGATACGGTTCAAACGCATTCATTTGTGTGTTAGCACACAGATCAGAAGGTGATGACGGATCAACAATTGGCGCAGAAGGCGGTGGTGCAGATAATTCTCGTCCGGATCAGGATATTACAGGAACATATTGGAACACACTAACAATTGGTAGTGAAACAAGTGTTCTTACAACACAGGGTGATATGGTTTACTACTCGGGTGCGGGTCCAACTAGATTACCAATCGGCCAAGAAGGTCAGGTTTTAGTATCAAACGGAACTATTCCTGAATGGACAACGCTAGGACAGGTTGATCAAGTTTATTATGTTTCAACAAATGGTGTTGACAGTCCTGCTCCTACAAGAGGAACCACACTTGATAAACCATGGGCAACTATTAGATATGCCTGTGAGCAAGTGGAAAATGGTGCAAGAAATCCTCAGGCAGCACACCTTTTAGAACTTAACAGAGTTTTCTTGCAAAGAGAAACTTCAAGTTGGATTGAAGCACAGGTCGCAGGCGGTTCAGGCATTTGGTCAGGATTTGACTATGATGAATACAAGTGTGAACGAGACGTTGGATTTATCATAGACAGATTAATTTGGGATATCACGCACGGCGGTAACCTAAAAACTAGAGCGGCTGCACTTACTTTTGTGGGCGGTCTTGGTGCTGACGGCGAATTTTCAAGTGGTGATGAGGATGTTGTTTACGGTGCTGGTTTAAGCAACGAAGCAAGTCAGTCAACTGCTGCTTATGCTTACTTAGAAACTATTATTGGAAATGTGTTAAACAACACCGCTCCTGATACAATCTATCAGGATGCTAGTGACTCATCTGCTGTTGCTGCACAATACATCAACACAGACTACACAGCAGAAACTGGTGTATACACAACAATTCAATCGTTGCTTGCAATAGTTACGGATACTATTACAGCAGGCGACACAAGTGCAATACCTGAAAGAAATGTTCCTAACGTTTTAATTAATGTTAAGGCTGGACAATACAAGGAAGTATTACCTATTATTGTTCCTGCAGAGACTTGTATACTAGGTGATGAAATTAGATCAACTAGAGTTGAGGCTGCTGCTGCATCAGATAGAAATCTTGATGTAAGTGATTCTTTCTACACAATTGGCACATTTAATCATATTGAGTCATTCATTGGTAATGTTGTATCGGGTGGTTCAGTTACTCCTACATCAGGAAACACTGAGACACAGGATCAAACATGGCCAACAGCAGATGATTCAGAAACTAACCCACTAGTGTCAAAACTAGTTGGTGTAATGAAACAGCGTGCTGATTATAAACTTGGAACGAAACACAATGTTTCATCGGCTGATCCAACAGGTTATAATTCATCTTACTTGGTAGGTTATGGTGATGCTAGAAAACTTCTTGAGGAAAACAAAAGATTCCTACAGGAAGAAATGGTAGCATTCTTTACTGTTAACTATCCTAACTTAAAATATGGTAAGACTGATACAAAAGAAGATGTTGGACATATTGTTGATGCATTAATTTACGATTTAACATATGGCGGCAACTATCAAACAGTGATTGCTGCAAGAGCATACTGGGATGGCGAAAGTTCAACTTCACTAATTCCTGATAGCATTAAGACTGAAACTCTTGCAATGCACCTTAGATTGCAAAATGTTGTTGCTACAATTCTAAATAACGGATTAGTTACTGCTAACCAGGACACTGTTCCACAATATAGAGACACTGCTGCATCAGCAGGGGCCATTAGTGCCGTCCAGACAAATCTAGAAACAATTTATAATTCTATTGCTGGTGACTCTACAGGTGCAGATCTTCCTGCGGTAACAATTACAGACATTACATCTAACGTAATTACAACTTCTTCCGCACACGGATTAAGTGTAGGTGATATTTTTATACCGTTAGAAACTGTAAATGAACTAACAAAAGATTTAACATACTGGGTAGTATCTACTCCTGCTTCCACAACACTGACTGTTTCAACAACATTTGGTGGATCGGCACTGACAATTACAAATGCTGCGAGCCAAACAGTTCCAGCACACGTGGTTCAAATGCCAGCAGCAACAAATGGTGTTTCATCAACAACTGCATTAATTACAGCAGCAGAAACACTGGATGCACAGCAGGAAACACTTGTTACAGCGGTAACAAATTATATTGCTGCACAGTATCCTAGTTTAACATACAATGTTGCCAAGTGTGAAAGAGATACTAGAATCATACTTGAAGCAGTAATGTTTGACTTTATGTTTAACAGTAATTTTGCTACTACTATTGCTGCACAATCTTACTTAAGATCCAGTGCAACAGAAGTATTTGAACTAAGCCAAAAAACAGCGACTAGAGCGGCTTATCAATATTTGGCAGACACAATTTCAGGAGACACTGCAACATATCTAAACAGTGATGCAACTGCTGATTCTAGAGTAACAACACTAATGGATACTCTGGACACAATCATTTTTGCAGCAACTGACGAAGGTGCGATTTGTCAAACTGAACTGCGTGTTAGAGATTACGCAAGATTAAAACTAGAACAAAACAGAGCATTCATCAAGGCAGAAGTTACTGCATACATCGATGACACTTACAGTGATACTGCAACAGACACAACTGCAACTACTGATTTAATTACAATATCAGACACTAGTTGGTTGGTTAGAAATGCAGCAATTAAATTTACTGGAACTACATTCGGTGGAATAGATGCAGACACAACATATTATGTTCAGAACGTTGTGAGTTCAACTACATTCAAGATTGGTGTTGTTAGAAATGCAACTGCTGCTATCACACTAACCACGGCATCAGGAAGCATGGGCGTTGAATTAGTTTACAACGAAACATTATGTCTAAGAGATGTTGACACATACATTGATGCACTTAAATGGGATCTACAATGGACTTCAAACTACAAGTCACGCTATGTTGCTAGATACTATGTAAATGCTGCTCTTGGTTCACACGAAGAGGACATGTATTATGTTCGCAACGGAACTGGTATTAGAAACCAAACACTGGACGGATTAAACGGTGATCTTACACCTGAAAACGATTATGGAACATCAAGAGTAACTGCTGGATCTTATGTTTCACTTGATCCAGGTTGGGGACCAGCAGACTTTAGAACATGGATTATTGCACGTTCACCATACGTTCAGGGCGTTACTACATTTGGTAATGCAGCAGTTGGTCAGAAGATTGATGGCGCACTGCACAATGGCGGTAATGATTCGATCGTATCCAACGACTTTACTCAGGTAATTTCGGACGGTATTGGTGCTTGGGTTACTAATAAGGGTAGAGCAGAACTTGTTTCTGTGTTTACATACTACTCACACATTGGTTATCTTGCAGAAGCAGGTGGTAGAATTAGAGGAACTAATGGTAACAACTCATACGGTGACTTTGGTTCGGTTGCTGAAGGATTTGATCCTGATGAAACTCCACAAACTTCAATAGTTGATAACAAATTCCAATACGAGGCAGTTGCTGGTAGCGTGTTTACTGACGGTGCTGACGAAGTATTACAATTGGAATTTGACAATGCTGGTATTGAATACACAGAAGCGGAATGGGGAATATTTGGTGCTGGTTCAGGACAGGTAATTGAAGCAGACGAATTCCGTGATGATGCTGTTCACAGCGTTAGATTACCAGATAACGTAGACGATTCAACAGGTGCTCCGGAAGCGGATGGTAACTTTGGTGGTTTTGGATATGTTACTGCATCAAACACTGCACAGGGCGGAACAACAAGCCAAATTACGATTGCTGCTACTGATTCAAGATCAAGCCTAGCATACGTTGGCATGAAAATTTACGTTACTGGCGGAACAGGCGTTGGACAGTTTGGTATAATTGCAACATACAATTCAGGAACCAAGATTGCAACCGTTAACAAGGAAACTACGGGTGCATCAGGATGGGATCATATAGTTCCAGGAACAACAATTGTTGCTCCGGATGCTTCATCAACCTACACAATTGAACCAAGATTAACATTTACTGCTCCTGCGTTTAGTTCGGATGCTAAAACATTATCAACATCGACTACTTGGGATGATGTTACATATGCTCCGCACTATACATCATATATTAACACAGCACAGAGTTCAACTTCAGGAAGCGGAACGGGTGCTACGTTTGATATTGTTAAGAAGGGAACAAAATATCTTGTAACACTTAACACAGGCGGAACTGGCTATGCTAGACTGGATACCGTTACAATTAATGGATCTACTCTAGATGGAACGGCTAGTAACGATCTAACAATTACCATTACATCTGTAAACAGTGCTAACGGTGCTGTTCAGGCATTTGACTTTAGTGGTTATGGCGATGGTGGTAACTTTATTGCACTGCCAAGTGCAAGTGGTAATACCATTAACTTGAGCGCAGATGGAGACAGTTGGTCAGCATCTACTCCACTACCAGTTTCAACTACTTGGAATGCAATTGCAGGTGGTAAACTAACAGCAGAAGAAAGTGCAGGAAACTTTACGGTAGGAAGATCATACACAATCACTGAAACGGGTGACACACCATGGGATGCCATTGGTGGTGTGGGTCAACTAGGAAATACATTTACCGCAACAGGCGTAGGATCATTTACATCAATTGCTGGTAAGGCAACACCTAATGCTGCACACGTTGTGGCAATAGCAGGCGGCACTGGCGTTGATGACACTGCTTATTCGATAGATGGCGGTGTTACTTGGAGTGCTGGTGGTAACTTGCCAAGCACAGGTTCATGGTCAGACGTTGCATACGGTGACGGTAAATGGATGGCAGTCAAATCAGGAACCACACAGGCAGCAATTACGCTGGATGGTGGCGTTACATGGAGTGCTGTTGCAGGCGCATTGCCAGCAACTGGAACATGGACAAGCGTTGCATACGGTGGTGGCAGATGGGTTGTTATTTCGGACACCAATGCTGACGTTGCATACTCGGATGATGACGGTGCTTCATGGAGTGCTGGAACAGGATTATCTAGCTCATCTTGGAATAGCGTGGTATGGGGTAACAACAGATTCGTTGCAGTTTCTAGCACAACTGGAACACTAGCAGCAGTGTCAATAGACTACGGTGCTACATGGACAGAAACTACGCTTCCGGCAACTAAGGATTGGACGCATGTTGAATACGGACAGGGCGTTTTCCTTGCAGTAACTGATACTGATAACACTGGTGCTACATCAGAAGACGGTATTGTTTGGACTTCAAGAACACTAAGCACAAGTGCAAATGGTTTCGTAGCAAGTGCATTTGGTAATCCAGATCAGGATGGTAAATTTGTATCAGTTGAAGCCGGATCAGGAACCGTTGCAAGTTTAACCAAGGCAGGTGCTACAGCGAGAGCAAGAGCATTTGTTGCAGACGAGAAGATCTTCCAAATTAGAATGATTGAACCAGGATCAAGTTACACAAGTGCACCAACACTCACAATTACTGATCCTAACAACACTTACGAAGCACCTACAACAGTAAGAACTGGTAAGGGTGTGTTGGCTAACCCATCATTCGTTAACAGAGGAACAGGATTTGTTTCGGCAAGTGCTGATCTTGATACTGGTGACGGTTATGCTGACTTCTTCCAGGACGGTAGTTTTGTTGCTGTAAGAAGATTAACAGAAAGACCAGCGGTTGGTTCAAACGTTGTATTCAGCCACTTACCAGACAGAGTATTTAAACTGGTTCAGGTATTAACATTCCTTGGACAATATGATGGTTCATACACAGCATTCTTCCAGGTAGCACCTGATATAACAGTGTTTGACAGTCCACCAGATGGAACAACTGTAACAACAAGAATTCTATATTCTCAGGTTAGATTGACAGGACACGACTTCTTAGACATAGGAACTGGTAGTTTCACAGAAACAAACTATCCAAATACTCCTACGCAGGATCCAGATCAGTCCAAGGAAACACAGGACAGTAACGGTGGTAGAGTGTTCTACACGTCAACTGACCAAGATGGTAACTTTAGAGTTGGTGACTTGTTTACAATTGAACAGTCAACTGGTGTTGCAACATTGAATGCTGATGCATTTAATATTTCAGGACTACAGGAACTATCACTGGGTGAGGTTACACTAGGTGGAGGATCAGCAAGTATTACTGAATTCTCAACAGATCCGTTCTTTACACAGAACAGTGACAGTGTTGTTCCAACACAGAGAGCAATTAAGGCATATATCAGTTCACAAATTGGTGGCGGTGGTGCTGCTCTAAACGTGAACAGTGTTACGGCAGGTTCGATTTACATCTTTAACAATGTAATTACAACCACTACTCAATCACCGATAACATTTAACGCAACGGTTGAGTTCAAGAAGGGTGTAACGGGCGTTCCGTTGGCATTCCAATACTTTTTGATATAAATAACTATGGAGAACAAATAAAATGGCAACAGGAAGACTTGGAAATCAGGACTTGGCAGCAACGACATATACAAATGTGTATACTTGTCCCGCTGACACGTTCTCAGTATTGAGTTTAAACCTACTAAACAGAGGTTCCTCAACAGTAACGGCAAGGGTGGCAATTACTACTGCTACACCACCGTCAACCCCAGCAAACAGCGAATTCATTGAATTTGATGTTCAAATATCTGCAAAGGGTGTGTTGGAAAGAACTGGTATAGTGGTTGACGCGGGTAAAGTTGTTTCCGTATACGTAAGTGGAACTGGTGTTTCAGCAGTGGCTTACGGTATTGAAACTGCTACCAATTAATTAACATAAGGAAGTAGATAAAATGGGAAGAGCGACAAGAGGTGGACTAGCAGGTAGCCCGTTCGTATCAGGTGTTCAAGTTGGAGACCTTACAACGCTTACTGCTGCGGAAAACGAAAACATTACCATTGATCCGACAGGAACTGGTATATTAAATTTAAGCGGTAATACCGTAATGACATCGCAGTCCGACCTTAGGTTCGGAGATGCTGATAATTCTAACTATGTTGGTTTCCAAGCACCAGCAACAGTTTCAAGCGATCTAGTATGGACGTTGCCATCCGTAGATGGATCTGCAAGTCAGTTTTTACAAACAGACGGATCTGGTAATTTAGTTTTTGCCACTCCGGGTGCCGCAATTTCCGATAATACAGCAGATGCTACAACAAACTATGTATTGTTTAACACGCTAACTAGTGGTAGCCTAACTGATGTTAGAACATCTAGCACCAAGTTAACATTCCAACCTAGCACGGGAACACTTACAGGAACAGTCCTAAGCGATTCCAAGGGTGAAATTAGAAACGTTCCGCAGAATTCACAAGGCGGAAACTACACTCTTGTAGCAAGTGATGCTGGCAAGCACATTAGCACGACTAACACTGTAACAGTTCCACCTAACGTGTTTGCAGTTGGAGATTGTATATCAATTTACAACAATGGATCAGGAACAATTTCACTAAACAGAGGTTCTGGTGTTACAATGTATTTTGCTGGTGACGGCGGAAATGCTAACAGATCTATTGAAAATAGAGGTTTCGTAACTGTTGTTTGTGTTGGTTCTAACACTTTTGTTGCCAGCGGTGCTGGACTAGCATAAATATATAGTAGCACATTATATATTGCAAGAGGACTGTAAATGACACACTATAATATTTTAGCAGGCGCAGGTGGAGGCGGATTTAAACCACTAGTAGCCAATGGTGGTTCCACTGGAACACAGACTATCGGTGGAAGAACATGGAAATATCATAGATACGCAGGACAGCAAGGAACACAGTTTGACATTAGTGATACAGGTGATGATGCAACAGTAGAAGTTTTATCATGGGGAGCAGGCGGCGGTAATGGCGGTCGTGGTCCTAGAGGCGGCAGCGGATCATACGTGGAATCAGCCTACGGTAATATATCAGTTTCAAACGGTAGATATTATGTAAGCGTCGGCGGCGGTGGCGGTAATGGCAACGGTGGTTGTATTAATGGCTGCTGTGGCGGAGGCGGTGGAGGAGGTCCACGCAGAGGTCGCGGTGGTAATGGTATGAATGCTGGTCCTTCCGGATGTTCATGCGGAGGAGGTGGCGGCGGTGCTGGCACATTCTTCCTAGCACCAAATAACAACACAATGCTACACGCTTCAGGCGGAGGCGGCGGCGGTTCAGGCCAAGAAGGTGGCGGAGCAGGCTCAGGTGGCGGTGGAGACCGTAATGGTCAAAATGGTAACTCGCCAGGTGGAACACAGGGTGGAAGAAGTGGTCCTCATGGACAGGATGGTGGTCGTCCAGGAGGCGACAGATCAGGTTCAGGTGGCGGTGGCGGCGGCTATCGCGGAGGAAACAGAGGATCTCAACCACCAAGTGACGGTCGAGGTGGCGGTGGAGGCGGCGGT